TGCGACACTAACATTTTGATTTATCTTCTCAGGGGTTTCTTCGGTAACATAGAAAAGACTAGTTTCAATCGAGGATCTTTTGAGTGCCGGGTACACGATTCCATCTTTTACTATATACTCCCGGGAGCAAAATGAAAGTGCTCCGTCTTGTTTCGCTGGAGTGAGTCTAAGATTAAACAGTGCGGCGTCTTGCTTTAAATCCTCAAATGTGATTCCTAAGTCCATGCGTCTTATGCAGTCATCACCTAGAATTTTCATAGTGACTCCTGTCATGATCTCATCGTACGTAGGTACACGTAGATTTTCCTGTTCAAACTTGCGAATGAATGTGTACCAAGATGTCACATGCACACAGAAGCAATTTAACATTGTCGTTACATACGAGCCAGATTCATTACCACCATTAACGGTGTAAAGATGTCCGTCCATGTTATGTATCGTAAAGCTAAGTGTTTTTGCAATAGCCTCTTGAACTGCAGGTGGTTTGTTGTATAGTGTGGTGCGCACGAAACGTTGGATCAAGAAATCAGGGATGGTCTTGTCGAGGCCTTCAAAGTCGGTGCTGATGAGGGCTCCCACGCCTCTCTCCATCTGACGGTTGTAGTGTGTAGCGTCTAGGTACGGATTATACCCAATGGCGTAGATGCAGTCGACGTGGTTCGTGATCATACTCTCAAGGATGTATCCAAAGTACTTCTTTAGAAGCATATTTATGGACAGATCTATCTCGTTGAATAACCGTACCTTGCCTTTATAGACTTTCTCCTTGGGCAAAAACTCTACTTTAGCATTATCTTTACAGACGAATGTTATAGGCTCGCCTTTTTCGATACTTGCTTCATAGTTGTAGTAGTCATTCCTGAGTTCGTGTCCGGCTTTGGTTGAAGCCACTCGATAAAATGGGCGCGTGTCATCGGTCATATCCACAAAGAGCGGTTCTTTTGTATGGATTCTGTGCTTCAGTTTCATCTTTGGACCAGCTGATGTTGTTAGGTCCAGACCTTTCAAGTTTCTAAAGCCATTGATGATATGGCACAGATTGATGTCGCGAGGTTCTGCATAATTGATTTCGTAGTATGTTTTCACATACTCACACGTTAAGTCGAGGAGTCGTTCGTCATACCGTCC